TTGCTTCTTCTTTGATTTTTTGATATTCTTTTTCTTTTAGTAATTCATAATATTTATTCATACCCACCTCTTTTTATATTATATCATAAAACCTTAAATTTATCTTTTAAAAAAGAATCTCTTTATTAAGAGATTCTTTTTTTATTCTATTTTACTTTATAAACTAAAACTTTGGATTCTAAACCTTTTTCAACTCTAACAGCAAGATACCCTTCACCGCCAAAATCAATATCCTTAGAAATAACTTGAATATTAGAATCTTCAAATTTTCCTAGCGATTTACCTTGAAGATTAAATAGCTCAAAAGTTTTTTCATCATCAGTATACAGCTTATAACATGAGCCTCCATAACTATGATAGTTAGTGTATTCTGTCTCGACTAATCCATATAAAGATGCCATAATAATTTTACCATCATCTTTTCTATAAAGTGCATATTGATTAGCGCCAGCTAATTTTGTTAAGTTTTCATATAAAACTTTGTTTTTTAAAATATCATATAGAGTACATTTATAATCCGTCTTATCTTCAAATTCAATTAAACCATTTAGTAATGGATCAAACCAATAGTCATCAGCATCATAATGTTTTTCACCTTTAACTTTATTTCGGCCATCTAAAGCATAAATTGTTGTTTCATCATTATAAATGAAAAGATTATCCCCAACAATTTCTAAATTAGTAACATCTATATTACCATATTTAAATTCCAATCTTTTTTCCGATTTCATTTCGTTATCAAAGAAAACATTCTCTTTGTTCATCAAATCTTTTAAAACTGGGTCAATACCAAAAATTGTAATTAAATTTTCCGCTTTATAAAAACCACCATTATTTAAATCCTCAACTACAAAATTTAATTCGATGCTTTTTAATGTAGCTGACTTAACAATAAATATTTCAGATTTCATTACAAAACGAGTATCATCATAAGTAAAGTGATAATTAGCAAAATCTTTAGGAACTTCTCTAAATCTTTGTATTAAGATGTTACCATTATTTAATATATACCAACCTTTGATTTTATTCCCAAAAAGCCAATCATCTGATTCATATCCTATTTCATAACCATCAGTAAAACTAATTGTATAATAAGTAAGATCATTTTTGAAAACTTTAATTTTTGAATCGTCAATTTTGATGTAACCATAATTTCCATTTGTTTCATCATAATTAGGTGCATCAACATCTTCTTCTATAATCTCTTCTTTTTTATACTCATAATCTTTAAAAGTATATTTATCACTTTTATCATTTCCATTTTCATCTTTATAATCATGATAGATAGATGTGTTTAAGAAATAAACTCTTTCGTCTTCTGCTTTTTCAATTGAAAACAAATATTTACCTGTTTTTCCACTATGAATATAATAAAATTGGTCAGTACCCATTACAATATATTGATCTCTTACACGATAGTCAATTTCACCTGCTGGCATACGATCAAAAACAATAAATTTCCTAGTTTCTAAATTATAAAAGGTCCTATTTTTAAAACCAATAATTGTGTTGCTAGATAAATTACTATCTAGTTCTGCTGCTGTTTCAATAGTAAATGGTTTTGAAAACTCTCTCTTTTCTATAGCAAAATCAATAAACTGTGGCTCAATAATATCTTTAATATTAAGCGCACTACTACACCCAGCTAGCAATAAACTTAGAAAAACTAATAATACTAAACTAAATCTTTTTCCCATTTTCCTTCTCCTTTTTATGGCAATGCAGGTATTTCCCCATTGAATGTTGGAAAACTCACTTCGCCTATTTTATATTCTGTAACAGTTAAAACTGTTCCATAATGATTAATTTTCAATGCATGTTGCAAGCCAGCAATTATACAAAGATGATATCTACATTGATTATCTGGTGTCGTATAAATAGTACATTCATACTTTTTATTACCAACATAAATGTCTTCTTTAGCACCTTCATTAACAACACTTTCTAAATTATCTGGTTTTTCTGGATAATTAACGATAAATTTTAAACCTAAATTTGAATCATAAAGAACATCATCTTCTGAAAGATTTGGTTCTTTTTCGCTCCACTTTGCATCACCAGAAACTACATTATAATGTGTCCATGTTTTTGGCCCAGCATAATATTTATAATAATCAGCTAATATTTGCGTACCATACCCTTCAACAGTTATTTGACGAACAGACATAAAATCATTACCAACACGATATATCTCTAAATCACTATCTTCAGATGCATTTAAAGTATTGATAGTCATCTTAAAATTAGAACTTAGTAGGTCTAATACTCTAGCATTTGGATCAACATCTGGATTAGGATCTATATTTGTGTCTGAGTCTGGTTTAGGAGGGACTGTGCCCTTAACATAACCACATACAGAACAAACATTACTACCTTCTTCATAAATGTGTTTACCTTTATCAAATACTACTTTACAACCAGTTACGATACACGGATGCCAATGCTCATCAGTTGAAAATTGCCACTCTTCACTAACAATATGCGTATCATGAGGAATTGCCCCATCATCTTTACAAGCCATTAAAAGGAATGTAAAACTAAAAACAATTAATAATAAAACTGTCTTACTAATTTTTCTAAGCATCATAATCATTCCTACTCTATTTATATTATATAATATTCACCTATAAAATGCAATATCATAATAAAATGCTTACAATTTGCTTTAAACATATTTAGCTTAATGATATCATCTTGAAAAAATAAGTGAAATATTGTATAATATAAACTATAAAGGAGGAAAAAAATGAGAAAAGCTATTATACTATTTATATTAATATTATTATTGCCACTTTTAACTTCTTGTAAGGAAAAGATTAATTCTTTAGAAGATTTCTTCACATTACTTGACAAACAAAACTATCAACTAGCCACTTCTTTTATTCGTCAAGATAAAAGCAAAATAACTTATACAGTTGAACTTGATGTTGATAAAGCTAAACTTACTTATGATGTTTATGATAGTGAAGGTCTAAAAACTTTTAGCCAAATTACTTATGTAGCAAAAGAAAATAGAAGCATTTTCAGCTATACATATAATGAAGTAAAACAAACATGGACTAAACAAATCTCTAATGAAGATCGTCTTCCAGGAACTCTGCCAGAAGAATGGACTAATATAAAAAATTATTCGGAATATATGAAAAAAAATCAATATATGTTGAATGCAACATTTACCAACCCAGAAAAATATGCTTATTTCTATCTAACAATTGAAAAAAATAATGTAACTGGTCAAGGCCAAACTACTTTAGATGATGGTAGTGGTGCAATAAATGCCATTTGGAAATTTTCTAATTATGGTAAAGTTGTTGTAAATCTGCCAGATGCTGCAAAAAAAGCTAGTCAATAAAACTAGCTTTTTATTTTGATTAATAAAAATGCTACTTATTATTAGTAACATTAAATAAACAAATGAAAGAAAACACCAATTTTAATACAATGCGTACACCTCTAGAATTTTAAAGATTTTGCGTACACCTAGTACTTTTATTGATGTTTTGCGTACACCTGCCATTTTTGGTAGTATTTTTTGCGTACACCTAAAATGGCTTGCGTACACCTACTTTTTAATAAATATTTATAACTCAAATAAGTTTATATTTTCTTTTTTTATTTTCTCTAAAGTATTCTTATATTCTAAACTAGTACCTAAACCAAAGGTTCCATAAGTTATTATATCAATATAATTACTTTTCTTTTCCAAGATTCTTGGCTTTAGTACAAATTTATCATTATGCATTAGCAAGATATTACTTATAGTTTTTAATTGATCATCTATAGTTTCAATATTTTCAAATTGTTTTCTTATTTTATCATATTGACTATACTTTCTGCGGTAAAACATGGCCACATGAGATTTACTTTTATTTATTGGATATGCAACTATATAAATGAATCCAAACCTACTACCCTTTTTCTTAGAATTGGTCAAATCGTTGATAACCTCATTACCATAAATATCAAACAAAGGAATATACTCGCAATTGCATGCGAAATTTATCTCTTTATCAATTATGATATCAATAATTTTAATGTATTTTATTGTGGTTTTTTTGTTAGCAGCATCTAAATGTTCGTTTAATTCTTCAGTGCATTCAAAAATATCATATAAAGCCATTTCTTTCTGAAAACTAAACATTGCGTTTAAATTTATATCTTCTTTTGTTTTTGGATTAGGAATTTCCAAGTTTGCATCTAAAAGCTTTGTGTACCAATAATTTAAAAGTATTTTAATGGTTAATTTATTTAGTTGCTCTTCAGAAAACAAATCACAAATTTTAGTATCATCTTCAATATCCTGAAAATATTTACTATCACAATCACGACATATTAGATTAAAAGTTAATGTATTTCTAATACCTGATTTTGACATCCAATTGTCTAGTTCAGAGTTATCAGATGTGAAGATATTTTCTAAATCGCCACTTTCCGCAATCTTCTCAAGAATAAATCTTGGAATACTGTGCGAATTACAAAAAGATGTACACTCTTTATGGCATAACCAACATTTCGTGCCTTTTGACTTTTCTTTTGCATATTTAATTGCATCACTATAAGTTTTTTTTATTTTAATCATTAAACCTTTATCTAAAGTTGCCTTTTCCTCCCCAAAATTAATTAACATGTAATCTTTCTCGTTCATATTTCTCACCTTTTTAATAAATCTATCTTTCATTACAAAAATTATATCATATATTGTTCGAAAATAATACTTTTGGGTGAGAATACTTTTGCTTTGTTAAAAATTCCAATAAGATTAATATCCAATTTAAAAAAGAAGCCTTTTTAAGCTTCTTCCTTTATCTCCATTCCGTTATAGAATATAAATTTAATGCTTCCATCCCTACCCACAACTGCTTTTTCAATCATCAATGCCCATAAGGATTCATCCCATGCTTCAACCACAAGTGGTTGTTTTTTTAAGTTTTCAATAAACACTTCCATTGCTTTATCCTGTGATATCCTTAACTCCTTATCCTTTTGTAGATTCTCGAGTTTCTTATATTCTTCTTCATATCTTTTGCTTAGACTATTGTATTTTTTAATGTACTCATCCTGCGATTGAGGTGTTGAGGCATTTTCTCTTACTAGATGTTTTACTCGTTCTACAATAACCTCAACTTCTTCAGTTTGCTTTTCAATCTTGATATCAATCTTTTCTAAGTCAACTAATGCTTTTCTCATTAATTCACAATCTTCTATAATCTGATCTCTATTCCCCATAAAAGTATTGTATGCATTCAAAAACATCATTTGTATGGTTTCAGCTGTTAGAGTTGGTGTTTTACACTTTTCTTCCTTATTCTTAAACTTCCTATTGCATTGCCAGATAACTTTTCTATACTTGCTTGTGGAATGCCATACCTTTTGTCCATAGAAACCGCCACAATCTTCACACACTAGTTTTGATGAGAAGATACTTTTAGAGCTATAGGTTCTGCCCAACGCTTCACGCCTTGCAAACTCGGCTTGTACTTGTTCCCATTCAACTGGATCAATAATTGCAGGATGGCTATTCTCAACATAATATTGTGGAATCTCGCCTTCGTTCTTCTTCATCTTCTTTTCTAAAAAGTCTACAGTAAACTTCTTTTGAAGGAGTGCGTCTCCTTTATACTTTTCATTTGTAAGAATACTGTCAACCGTTGACTTTTGCCATATGTCTTTTCTAGCTGGTGTCTTAATGCCATTTTCCGTTAAGTGTTTTGCTATCCAACTTGCTGTTTTACCTTTAATAAACAAACTGTAAATTTGCCTTACTATTTTTGCTTCTTCCTCAATAATTTCTAGTTTTCCATTAGCACCCTTTTTATAACCCAAGAAATTCTTATAAGCAACATGGACTTTACCATCTGAGAATCTTTTTCTTTGCCCCCAAGTAATGTTTTCAGATATTGACCTAGATTCTTCTTGAGCTAAACTTGACATAATCGTTATTAGAAGTTCCCCTTTACCGTCAAATGTATAAATGTTTTCTTTTTCAAAATAGCACTCTACTCCTGCTTCCTTTAGTTTACGGATTGTCACCAAACTGTCTACAGTGTTTCGTGCAAATCTTGATACAGATTTTGTAACGATTAAATCTATTTTACCAACTAAAGCATCACTAATCATTTTCTTGAAGCCTTCACGTTTCTTAGTATTTGTTCCACTTATTCCTTCATCTGTATAAACATCAACAAATTCCCACTCTGGCTTTGACTTAATAAACTTAGTATAATAATCTACTTGTGCTTCATAACTTGTGAACTGTTCATCTGAGTCGGTTGATACACGAGCATAACCTGCTACCTTTCTTTTAGTAAGTTCATTGTTTGGTAAACGTGTAAGAGGATTTATTGTTGATGGTATAACCGTTACTTTTGCCATTAGTTTTCACCTCTTCTATTTAGTTCTCTAAGTTTTGCAAGCTCTCTTTTCTCAGGTGTCCAGCTTTCACTTCTGGACTTGTTTTTCCATTCCTTTACTATTTCAGTTTCATCAGCAAGTCTAAATACTAAGATGTTGTTTTCACAAGCTCTTATGCTAGTTACCTTTTCTTTAAAAGTAGCTTCATCAAACTCTTTTAATCCAAGCACCTCGCAGGTTATTTCAATCAATATATCTTCAGGCACTTGCTTTGCAGCACATGCATCTTTTCCATTTTCTAGGTATTCACTACATAACCATACATGCTTATAAGGAGTTGTTTTTCTTCTATAATTCCGTCCACACTTATCGCATAAAATTAAACTTGTAAAAGGATGTCTTCCCGGTTTTACTTTTTTGTTAATTAGGCTATCTCGTCTTTTAAGTTCTTCTTGAACTTGATTAAATTCTTCAACACTTACAATTCCTTCATGTGAATCTTTTACATGATACTTTGGTAACTCTCCATCGTTTAGCTTTGTCTTTTTGTTTATGTGGTTTTCTCTATAAGTCTTTTGAAGAATTAAATTTCCAGTGTAATTGTAATTTGTGAGAATGTATCTAACTGATGACTTACTCCAACTTTTATCTTTCCTTGTAAGATATCCTTCATCGTTAATTCTCCTAGTTATTGATCCAACCCCCATCCCTGCTAAGAAATAATCATAAATAAGTCTAACTACTTTTGCTTCATTTGGTACAATTTCAAACTTACCATTTTCACAAGTGTATCCATAAATGATATAGTTCCAAGGTTTCCCTTCTTCAAAGTTTTTCTTGATTCTCCATTTCATATTCTCACTCACCGATCTACTTTCTTCTTGAGCATAGGAAGCCAGGATTGATAGCATCAACTCTCCATCGCCACTTAACGTGTGAATGTTCTGCTCTTCAAAATATACATCAACACCTATTTGCTTTAGCTCACGAATTGACGTTAGGAGTGTCACTGTATTTCTTGCAAACCTAGATATTGATTTAGTAATGATTGCATCAATCTTTCCAGCTTTAGCATCTTCAAGCATCCTTTGGAACTCTTCACGAGTATCAAGCGTTCCTGTGACTGCTTCATCTACATAAACGCCAACATAGAGCCAATCATTATTGCTTTGGATTAATTTACTGTAATAACTCACCTGAGCAGATAATGAATGAAGCATCGCATCTTTTCCACTTGATACTCTTGCATAAGCAGCTACCTTCGTTTTCTTTTCTAACTGTGGTTTTATTGGTATAAAGTTAACTGTTCTTTTCATTGTTTATCCTCCTTGCTGTGTACGATATTACCTCTAAAGGATGAATGTATCAAGTTATTTGAACGATAAATACTACTTATTTTGATACAATACTTATCTGCTATAATGCCATCACACCTAATGAAATCATCATTGCTAATTATGTTTAAAGCAAGCATCCTTTTTAATTGCATTAAACTTGCATAATAGTTCTCGACATTTATTCTATGCTCTTTATTCATTTTTTCCATTTCCTCTCTTGTAGCGAGTTATAATATAACAAGCATGAGAACAATACTTTTGTTTTGCATTTCCATAGGTTGTGAAATGTTTACCGCATGCAGGACAATCAAATTCATAAATTGCTTTTTTATTTACTTTGCTTTGGTGAGCATTCCACCAATTAACTCGACATTCATCAGAACAAAACATCCTAGGTTTCTTTTTGCTTTCAAGTTTTATTACTTTTTCACAGTTCCTGCAGAAGACATATCTATCAATACTTCCAACATCGATATCATTCCTTTTACAAAACGTACTAATTGAACTTCTAGGTATATTAAGTTCCAGGCTGATTTGACCATAGCCATATCCTTTTTTTCTTAGTTCAATTATTTTTGTTTTATCATTCTCAGTCATCTTTAAACCTCCTAATGGACTTTTTTCCTTCAAGAGTAATAGGACAGTTTCTTAGGTTTTGAGTACCTTTAATTAAAAAATTTCTCAAATTTGGCTTACACCGGTTTATTAATAACTAACGATTTGTTTTTCAAGTAGAGAAGAAAAAGCGAACATATCACCTGAAATTGCCCCACGTTTTGAGATTTAGGCAAAAGAAAAGCCCTCATTCCTGCTAGTTCAAGAATGAGGGTAAATTTATAAATTCTTTAAAGTATTAATTGTTGATTCAATTTGGGTTGTTAACCATGTATTGAAGTCTCCAAAATTGGCAGTTATATAGGCTTTTACATCTTCACTTAATTGGCAAAGTACGGTTTCCTTAGCTTGTTTCAATGCTTCAGCTTGAGCTTCTTTAGTGAATGTTCCACTTTTCTTTAATGATTCAACATAAGTTTGAAATACAGTTTTTACTGCATTTGTTACTACGTTAGTAGCTACGCTTAAATATTCGCTATCCTTAACTGTCTTTGTTTTTGCTTGGATGAGTTTAATTAGTTCAGCACCACTCCAAGTAACTAATGGAACAATTACTGTGGTCACAATTACACTAATGATATTTAATAAGACTTCGTTCATTCTTTCTTTCCTCCATTTGAGTTTGTTATCATTTCGTCAATTCGTTTATGAGCAGATGCATTTGATTGTTCAACCTTTACAAGTCGATTAAGAAGTTCATGATATCTATCCTCTACCTTTTCTAAAGATCGCTCCATTCTATCAATACTTGATTTGATGTAGCCAATGTCACTAATCAGCACTCCCTGACTTTTACCTTCATTTTTATCTTCTGCCTCATTACTTCTTTTGAAAGCCAGATAAGCAAATAATATTGATGATATTGTTCCTAATACACTTATGATTGATAAAACTATTGTTAATGCATCCATTTATTTTTCCTCCAGCGTATTTGCATAATTTTCTATGTAATCTAAAATCTTACCTATTTCTGTTTGCTTACTAGGCAAGACTTTATTATGTTCTTTGAACACGGTTATCATTGATTTATAAGGCTCAGCATAGTTCAAATTAAAAGAGCCTGTTTTATCTAGATTATCTAACATGGCTCTTATTCGATATACATGATAATGCTTTTTATAATTAGGAGCATTGGGTGAAACGGTTAATCTATAAAAGTTAACAAATCGATGCAGAAATTTAGGCAATTTAAGAATCCAATCTTCGTTAATAATTTGATTAAATTCTTCTTCATAACTTTCATCAAGATAAATAAGATTACCTGGTAAATTTATACCAAGGATATTATCTGCATGGGCAACAATGAAATCATTGGTGTCTTCATCAAAAGCATGAACTCTTCTAAAGTATCCTCTTCCCATTATAAAGTATTCGGTTTTGGTACTCGCTTCTTCATTATATAAAGGTAAATGTCTTAATGGTTTATCATCATCAACTATTACCATAATATCTCTATCGCTATTATAACTTTGAAGTCCGTAAGCGGTTGACCCCCCAAGGAACATACAAAGCACTTTAGATTTAAATAATCTCTCTATTTCTTTCATTAAATTATACTCCTAGCTGAATAATCACAATAGACTTAATCTTTATACTTGTTGAATTGGTATTTAATAATAATACATTACCAACTAACCATTCACCGATTAAATTATAATCACTTCCAAACATACGATAATGAAATGAGAAAATGGAGTGTCCAGTAATAAATGATCCAGGAATCGACAAAACAACGTTGTCGTCAATATTAACAAAAACCATACATTTGCTAACTGTATAAGATGATAAATCCCATTTGTATGTTGAACCACTTTGACTTGTTGGCACTACGATGCTTTTTAATTTGTATTTATCTTGAACATAATCAATAGCACGGTTATAACTTAAATCAGCTTGCGACAAAGAAGTAGGTATCATTGTTCTAACAAATGATTGAAGAGTGATTGATGATGTACTTTTTGAATATTTTGCTATTGGAAATTGATATCTCGTTCCATCTGTAATCAAATTATTTTGTATAAGGGTTGGGTATGTTGAGCTCCCCTCTACTTTTGTTAAGGCTACGTTATTTGTCGCTAAATTAACATCTAGGATAACGTAACCATATTTAACTGAATCAAGAGATATATAAACTTGGCTTCCTGATTCAACATATATTCTTCTTCCATAGACTTGCACATAACCATCTTGGAACGTGATGTAATTATTGGAAACTGAATATGATAGTTCGTTTCCTATTCCTTCAAGAATTCCTGCTGGAATCCCTCCACATAGAAAATGGTTTAAAACCGCATCTTGTGAAGCAGAAACACTACTACCTTCAAATGTAATTTTTACTACTGCCATATTAATTCCTCCTATTTTCTTTCAAGAAGTTTTATTTTATCGGTTAATTTCACTCGATACTCACCTAATACGACTGAGCATTCATAGAAGTTACCTTTAAAAGATAATTGTGTAACCATAGTGTCATAGGTCTTTGAATCAGTAACAAATTCTACGAAATCACCAACCTTTAGATTTTTAAATGGAATAATGATTGAATTATCCATATTTACTTTGAACTCAATACTATGCTCCAAATTGCTCTTTAATAGTTCACTTTGGGCTTTTGTCAGAAGTGTTGAATATTCATTATCGGAGTAGAATGCACTTGTGCTTTTCACATAAGGAAATCTATCTACATTACTTTTATTATTTGTAATGGTTCCATTAGTTAATAGATAATAACCTACAATAGAGGTATAAGTAAGGTTATCGCTTTTTGGATAAAAGATAACTTTATTCGTTACTTGACTTTTGGATTCTGTTATCTCTAGGCTTGTAATACAAGGAAGATTAGATTTTATCTTTAATCCACTAGTAACTGATGCAATATCAACATTTATTCCGCTAATTCTTCCATCAATATCTATAATTAAAGAATAATTAAATCTAACACCATATGTTTTTGCTAAAAGTTCACTAACTTCAGTAATACTTTTTAGTTCATTATCTTCATAAAAAATAGTT